CATGAACGTTAAAAAGTTATTCGATTCTTGGATAGCATTGGTTCAAAACACAACTACAAGAGATTTCAACTTCCCTAATCAGTATACTACCGATAAGATTGATATCATTGTTCAGGATAGCATGGATTCTCCTAAGTATTGTGTCTCATTAAATAAAGCATATCCTAAGACAATATCACCAATACAGTTAGACTATAATTCAAAAGAAGTGATGAAATTACAAGTCACTATGGTGTATCAATACTCTGAAGTTAGTCAAGTGTATTCTCCATCAACGCAGCAAGTAACGTCTTCGATGATAGGTATCGAAACGTTTGCATCCCCAGATCAAACTGCTTATGGAATTCCAGATAAGTACTTTAATAATTTTGACGAGTTTCAAGGCGAGTTTGCAAACGTAGACTTTAGTTATGGCGTTAAATCTGTTGAATCCGTAGAAAATATGGGCGAAGATTTAGGATTGGGAGGAATATTCGTGTGAGTATAGATGATAAACTGAGCCAGGTGTTTGACGTGGCACCTATTAATAATTCTGAAGTAGTTCCACAACAAGTGGTATTACCTCAGGCTTCGAGTAATGAACAACTTAATGATGATTACGACACTACTCGTGCTAATCTACATGCAATTTTGCAACAAGGACAAGATGCATTATATCATGCACTAGAAGTTGCAAAGTCAAGTGAACATCCTCGTGCATTTGAAGTTGTTGGTGGATTGATGAAACATCTTTCTGACATCAATACACAACTGTTAGATCTTCATAAGAAGAAGCAATCAATTGAAGCTCCTACAAAAGAAGAAAGAAAGAATGTTACAAATAATGCTATATTTGTTGGTAGTACCAATGAACTTAGTAAAATGTTAAATGATTTGAGAAAAGGAAAATAATATGGCTTTACCAGTAATGTCGTTACCGACATATGAATTGACTGTACCTTCTACGAAACAAAAAGTAAAATTCAGACCATTCCTTGTTAAAGAGGAAAAGGCGTTACTTATTGCACAACAAAGCGAAGATCAGCAGATAATGATTGACACTTTAAAAGATGTCATTAAAGCATGTACATCAAATAAAGTGGATGTAGAAAAATTAGCAATGTTCGACATTGAGTATATCTTTACTCAACTTCGTTCAAGATCAGTTGGCGAAATTTCAGAATTAGTGTTCAGCTGTTTGGAGTGTAATGATCCAAAAGCTAAGATGCATGTTAATATTGATCTAACGACGCTTGAAGTTCACTTCGATAAAGAACATACAAATACAATCAAGTTGTTTGATAATATTGGAATTAAGATGAAATATCCAGGATTATCTCTCATCAATAGAATGAAAAACACTTCGACAGAGGATGTTTCATTGGTGTTCGATGTGGTGATAGAATGTATAGATTCTATCTTTGATGAAGAGAATGTCTATCCTGCACATGAACAAACAAAAGAAGAACTTGAAGATTTTATTAATAATCTAACACAGGAACAATTCGTAAAGATACAAAAGTTTTTCGAAACGATGCCAAAGTTAGAAAAGGAAATTGAGTTTGATTGCCCTGTTTGCAATCACCATCATAAACACTTAATACAGGGTCTAGACAGTTTTTTTTAATTAATTTTTGTCATGAAAATCTGGCTAACTATTATAAAATGAACTTTGCTTTGATGCAATATCATAAATATAATTTAGCAGATCTTGAGAATATGATACCTTTTGAACGTGAGATTTACGTTGCTATGCTTATTAATTATCTTGAAGAAGAGAAACAACGACTAGAGAGACAAAAAGCATGAAGGCAATTCTAGAAAAACAAACAGCTATTCTCGAACACGTAGAGAAGAATCTGTCGCAAGAAAAACTTATACAGTTAAGTCAAGTTGCTGAACAAGCTAAGTTAGATAGAGACGTTAATAAAAAAGATAACGTAATGATCTCTAACTTAGAGAAGCTATATAAAGAAGTAAAAGACTTAAACAAAGGATTAACCAAACGCGATAAAGAGCTTCGCGGTAAAGCTGCTGAAGAAATTTCTGGAAAAGCTGAAAAGATAAAAACATATGATACGTTTAGTGATAAACTTCAAGCTAAGAAAGAAAAAGTAAAAGATTTCTTTACTGCTCGCGGATTTCTTGATCAAACTGGAATTGCAAAACGCGGTGGGCAAGGTGCTCTTTCAAAAATGGCTGATAGAGCTGAAGCAAAAAAGACATTCATTCAGCAACAACTAGAAGTAACAAAGAATACGTTTGTTAAGGGTTCCCCAGAAGAAAAGATTCGTGCAAAAGCTGCTGGTAAACAATGGGAAGAATCGCAATCACTTCTTAAAGAAAACAAGAAAAATGAAGCTAAGATTGCTCAACTAAAAGAAAGCGGGTGGGGCGATGATCAAATCAAGAAAACAGGATTACTTGATAAACGTGATGCTCTCACAACTGGACTTAAGAAAGTTGACAAACGTTTCTCTGATGTGGGAAATATAGAGAAAGAAAAGAAAGAAACTGCTAAACTAACTAAGAAGAAAGATGAATCTAAGGATACTTCTGAAGAAACTCAGTTAGAAGCTCAACGTGCTCTTGATACTCAAACAGAATTATTAGCTAAGATCGAAGAGAATACACGACCAGTTAGAGCAGGTGAAGATGCTCCTAAGAAGAAAGAAGAATCAAAAGGTGGTGGCTTCCTCGAGATGATCACCAATTTCTTAGGTGAAGGATTCATGAAAGCTATTAGAACAATGTTCAGTCCTAAGAATATTCTCAAGTTCTTGGGTAAAGCCTTTGCGATCACTATGGTTATTGGAGCTTTAGTGAATGGTGTTATGGACGGCTGGAAAGAATTTGCAGAAAGTGGCGATATTGGCAAAGCTCTTATCAAAGGACTTGGTGGAGTTCTAAGCTTCTTAACATTTGGATTGTTTGATGCAGATACTGTGCAGAACATTGTAGATACAGTAAGCGAATTTGTAGATGAATACATCATTCAGCCTGTAACAGAATTCGCAGAAATGTTGGGTGATGCTTTTGACAAATATATCAAACAACCATTCGTAGAATTTATGGAGCCAGTGACAGGATTCTTTAAGAAAATAAAAGATAACATTATGTCTTTCATGAACAGCTTTGAAATACCAAAGTTTGAATTAAAAATTCCTAGAACAAATATAGGATGGGAATTCGGTCCATATAGACCATTTGCATCAGATGAAAAACCATCTTCAGCACCTGAAGCTCCTAAGCCATCGGCAGCGAATGTAGTAACTGAAAAATCAGCAACTAATGCTGAAACTGCTGCCAAGCCATCTAAAGCATCTGCACCTGTAGTTGTTAATGCTCCTACTAATGTTAGCAACAGCAAGCAGAATATTGCAATGCCTGCACCAATTCGTAATGATGATAGTGGATTCGGTAGCTGGGTTAGAAACAGATTTACATTCGCCAACTAAAAAAGGGAGAGCATCAGCTCTCCCTTGATATGTATCCATACCTACATGGATATATCACTCTTCCATAGCAATCTTTTTAAAGTAACTCATTGCTTCATCGTCATCTGATGGTGAAGCAATTTTTACAGGCTTAGACTGTGCGCGAGAAGGAGGCACATAGTCATCATCTGCACTTTCAGCCATTGAAGCAGCACTAGCAACTGGTGTGCTATCTGAGTTCAATACTGATGCCAACTTACGTGAAAGTTCTTCATAAGTCTTGAAGTTCTTACGATCTAGGAATTCAGAAAGCTTGTGTTGACTGTTAACGATAGACAACATTGTGTCTTCATCATCAGTTACCGCACTTGGCTCCTGGAAAGCAGATTGGTCGTAGTTAGGATAACCATCAACCTTACGCATACGCAGTTTAAAATCTGCACCTTCCCAAAGATCAAAAACGTTTACCGGAGTTTCGTCTTCAAAGGTAGGACGTGCTTTGTCCATGATCTTATCAAAGATCTTCTTGCCAAACTTGAAGAGTTTAACCTTACCTTCGTTTTCTGGATGCTTAGGATCAGAAACGATAAGAACGTTTGCAATGTAAGAAAGCTTACGCTTCTGCTTGCGTGCAGTTTCCTTATCGGCATCAGAGCCAGTGTTCCAGAGACGAGAGTTTAGTTCACCAACAGGATCGTTTTCACCGATTGTAGTGAGAGAGTTTTCGATATACCACTTCCCAGTAGGACCTTGGAATCCATGCGAGAAAATCTTGACCCAAGGTAGGTCATCGCCTTCTGCACGTGGGAGGAATCGAATAGTTGCCGTACCATTACCTGCTTTGTCAGCTTCTAGCTTCCAAAAGCGATCGTCTTGGTAGGATTTAGAATCAGATTGCGGATTAGCAATCTTTTCGAATTCGGAAGAGATCTTGCCGAAATCTTGATTACGCATTTTACGGAGTGTATTAATATCCATTTTATTTCCTTTGTTTACGTTGTGTTTGCGAAGTATTGTCGTTATATTCATAATCTAAATCATCGGAATCGTCATACTCATCGTAATCTTCTTCCTCCGACCAACTATTTATAACGCGCATTCCTGTTCCGGGAATGTTTCTAGAATGTTTTGCAGGTTTAGCTCTGCGACGATCATTCTCATCGTCGTACTTATTGATAGTGCGGCCCATTTTAGACTCGGGTAATGTCTTCCTGAAAATTGTTATAGATAGATTCTAACTTAGTTTTGTCGTATTTTACAAACTTTTTTATCTTATTTAAGATTCTAAGTTGATCTCCCCAAACTAAAACCAAAGGTTCCCACTTAGGAAGAAATTCTTCAAAATCATTTAGAATAACGACTGTCTCAAGATGAACGTGACCGCCAACATACATCTTAAGTAATTCTGGTACATAGTTATCTATACTAAAGAGATCTTCATAGTCTTTCCCGTTATCTTCCAAATATTCACGGATGTAATCGAGTTGACGTTGAAAAATGTAGGAGCGTGATTCTTTTCTCTTAATCCACGTATCATAATTCTCGTCAGACTCGCTTGAATATATCACGTTCTTATTGCCATATCCAATATTTGCTACAAAATATTCAATAAGATCTCTAGGTGTATTAAATTTAGTGCCTAGTTTTTCAAAAAGAAATCTATCATTTCTCTTGTTAAATGTTTCACGTGATCCGCTAACTCTACCGTTAGAAGAGAATACATCATAGCGGTCTGTAGTCAAGTGAAGCTTGATCGCCATAAAGTATTTGTAAGTCTCAAATGCGCCAATCATGGTTTCCAATCCTTGATCGATAAAATACTTTGAACATCTTCACAGATCCTGTTATACCATTGAATTGCATCTGCTTCATAGTCAAAGCGAGGGCTCAATTGAGTTCCATCTTCTTCATCAATCCAATAATATATCTGATTGACGTCATCAGCCTTTAATTGCATTTAATCATCCAATTTTTCAACAATAATTTTGTCGCCCATATCTGCACCAAATGACATATTATCATGATGAACTTTGACTAAACCTTTTCGTCCAAGAGATTCAATCGCGATAAGAGTAATAAGATGATTTGTTCTTTCGTGTATTAGATCAATAGTTCCTCTATCTAAGCCTTCAGCAACAGACAGCATTTCTGCAATAAGAAGAAGTTCTTCAAAATGTTCGTTGTGTTCATCATCACACACGTTGACTAATGTCTCTAAATCGATATCTGAAAGATTCTTAATAAAATCACCAACTCGCATATATGGATTATGTGTCAATACAGACGCCAGTAGGCGCGTGATTGAAAGCATGTTATTTTGTTTTATGATGTTATGATAATTTACTGTGAAAGTAGAATCATCATCGTCCATATCAGAGTTCTGCATATTTTGTTTCGTCATATTGTGTACTATAACTCCAAGACTTTTTACACACATTGCATGTAATACTGCCGGAAGTAATATTACCATCGGGGTTTACGTTATTCCCGTTCTTATCATAAACAGGAGGGAAATACATTGCAGTAGTCATGCTCATTCCGAATTGGAATCTACAATCATTCTGGCAAGTTGGATTTGGATTCATCATATAGTTTTTCTTGATAAAAACTTTTTTCTTGAATAGTTTTTTCTTTAAAGAGTTTTCGAGGGTTACCGCATAGAATACAACCGGGTTGGCCGCAATCCATTGCGTGATGTTTGGACATTCGGTGTGGTTCT